CTCGGAGATACCGTCCTGCATGGTCTCCGGCAAGCCAGTGGGCTGGGCAATCCTGAGACTCGCTGACTTGTGCTGTCGAAGCCCTGGATTCATGCCATCCACCCTGATGCGCCAGCGTATTCATGAGCGTGAGTGCGTACTCTCTTTTCTTTCTTGCCTGCCACCACGCCGGGGAATAGTTCGGTCAATGCCCAGATCAGCGCATCCGCACGGTTAGGGCTGGAGCCACCCATAAACCCGACGGTCGAGAATCCGGACAGTTCATCCTCAAGCTCGTGGAAGTAGCCGACATGTCTGACCTTGCCTTGCTCGTAAAGGGCGGAGATTGGCTCTGCGCGTACCGATTTGCCGCGTGTAGCACTCACTGACTTGTACGGCGTGCGGTTCCGTGCGGTCTGGATGGTGTGACGAACCATCGCTCCGCCGTAGTTGTCCTCGCCCACAATCACGTCCGCGGCGTGGCGTTCCCAGGCATCCACGGCCACCTTGCCCCAGGTTGCCGGTCCGGCCTTGACGGTGCAATCCTCCAGCACGTAGGCGTTACCATCCACGCCAAGCGCAGCCACTGAAATGCCTATCGCATCGTTGTCGGCGTTGTCTACATCGCCAGAGCCAGACGGATCGACGGCCACGACGATGCGCACGAAGTCCGGCACCGAACCATCCACAACGCGCCATTTCTCTATCGTTTCGTCAAGGAATAGCTGGTTCGGCGTAGCATCCGCGAACTCGCCCAGAAGGAACCGCTTGCGCAGCCTCGGACCCAATGCAGCGAGAGTGTCCATGTATCCCGACGGCAGATTCTCGGCGTTGTCGTTAGGGTTGATCTGCATCGACGCATAGTCGGCCGGCTGGCTCAATGGCTGCTTTGTCTCTGGGTCAACCTTTTGGACAAAGAGCTTGTACGCCCAATGGTTTTTACTGGGCGGATTGCAGTCATAGAACATGCGCGGCTTGAGGGGGCTTGAGGCGCGGCCCTCCATATGTTGCTGCACTTGCTGCGCTAGACGGGTTGTTGCCATGTCCCGGGACGATTGAGGGATCTGACTGCACTCGTTCAGGTAGATGGTGGCGTGTTCCTGTCCCAATATCTTCTCGGTGCGCTCCTTATCGTCCAAGCCACCGAACCATATCTGACTGTCACCCGGCATCTTGGCGTACCAGTCGGTCTTGTCTACGGTGTATTGCACGCCCGGGAAAGCCAGACTCATGACCTTGGGGAACGTGTCCAAGACAATCGACGCCTTGACGTGATTGAAGCGGAAACGAAGGATGGCGTGCCGGGATTTGGGAGCCTTGAGCGCCCTTAGAATGGTGTTGCGGGTCAGGAGGAAGGTCTTGCCACTACGTGATCCACCGAACAGCATGACATGACTGGCGTCACTGGCACAGATTGCCTGTGCCCTTTCTTGTGCTGGCGTCAGACTAAATGGTTTCGTCAAGGCGCGAAGCCCGGATGACTACTAACGCTCCTCCGTCCGGGCCAGATATGCTCTGGTGCGGTCTGCCGTCCAGTGTGTCCCGTAGTTCCTTGATCGCTGAGAGTTCGCCTGCGAGAGCGCCATCCACCAGCATCGACGCAATCTTGCGGAGCGTTTCGCCATCACCGGCCTTGAAGTCCCGTTGTTTGATGTCGCGGATCAGGCCCTCGTAAAAGAGCCTTCCCCTCGCGGCATTCTTGTTCCCAACGGGCGCGCCTACCTGTGCCATTGTGACAATTCGCAATCCATTGAAGCGCCATTGACATCATGGCATTTCCACCTTATACGCTTGTTTGCGCTTACTGTCAAAAATGGCCATGTATTGACTCAATATTTCACCTGATTGAATCGTAAAACAGTCCCAAGTTTGCAACGCAGCATCCCCAATAAAACGCCGTCATGCCACCATGACTGCCCCATCCCACATAGCCGTAAATGGCGGCTACGATTAGCAGTAGCGTTGCGCTCATGCCCATGTGCCAGAAAGCATCGCCTGGATTGGATTCGTCAGGATGTCGGGTATCTTGGGTATCACGTAGGGCGGCGATTTAACCAAATCCTCGTCCCAAAGGATATTGCGATGCGCCAGATTGGGAGGTGGCGTCTTGGAATGAATCTCGTACGGCTCGATCCGGACCCGTTTCGACTGCTTGCCGGCCTTCTTGTCATCCCGGCATTGCATACACATTGGGTCACCCTTGTAATGCTGGGTCACCAAATGGGTTATGTTGCATTGCGGACACGTCTTTGAAGAAGCTTTAACCCTTGCTCTTCTGTGAGCGTTTCTGCACGGTACACAGCGGGCATACAAATACTTTGTACCGTCCACCCTCGAGCGCGAAGCAATCGCAAATGCTGAATCGGGTAGTTCTTTTTCACAGGCCTTGCATGTTTTCATTGGTCACCCCTGACAATGATTAACGATTTAACTCCTTGATTGTTTCGGCTAGCAGCTTGGTTTCGCTGGTGCTGTAGACCGCATTGAACTTGCGCTCACCCATCCCGTGAAAGCCCGCCTTCCCTCGATGATGGGCTGGGCAAAGAGGAATACAGAGCCAGTCCGACCGATCCGCCGTATCGAAAACGTGGTGGATTTCGGCCTGACTATCTTGAATATCCAATATGGTTTTACAGAGAATGCATCCGATATTGGCAACGCGGTCCAGGTGGCGCTTAACGCTCATGAAGCCTCATAAAACAGCATTCCTTGATCAAGCTTGGCCTGATCCAGATTGCGGCAGGCTTGCTCGAAATAGGACCGCTTAAGCTCAGATCCGATAAACCGCCGTCCCATCTTAACGGCGACATAGCCCTCTGACCCTATCCCGGTAAACGGTGACAGCACCAGATCGCCAGGATTCGTCCATAGGTCCATCGCTCGTTCAATGACCTGCAGCTGCAACGGGCAGATGTGGCGCTCGTCCTCATGTTCCCGTGCCGACCGGTACTGCAGGGTATCGCTCGGGTTGATGTCCATCCACACCGGCGAGGCGTACTTTTGCCAGACTTGGACCGGGAATGATTCATTGGTATGACTTACCCGTTCCGGATTTTCCCCAGGCTTGCGCATGGTAACCAAGTAGTCAGGGATTCCTTGACGACTCATACAGGAATCCTTCTTTATCTGCTTGTGCAGCAATCCGAGTGCCTTCGTGCGCTGCATGGCCGTTACCGGGTCCTTCCAGATGCAGACCTCGGAGTGAAATATCCAGCCCGCAGCCTCGTGGGCACGGATCAGGTCGCCCCGGAAGTCCCGAATGCCGATATATCCGTGATGCTGCTTGGACGTGGGCAGGTTCATGCAATGGAAGCTCACCAGTCTCCCGGGCATGGTCGCGCGGTAGATTTCCTTGATCAGGAATCCATAGTGCTCCATGAATTGATTGTCATCGGTACAGTTCCCCATATCCCGGTCGGAATTGCTGTAGGTATAGAGGCTGGAGAACGGCGGAGAATAGATGGTGAAATGCAGGCTGTCATCGGGGATTTCCTTGACCAGTTCCACGCAGTCTGCAAGATGCAACGTCCAGCCGTCGCCCTCTTTCACGTCCCGCACATATTCCGTCTTGCTGCGCTGCGTCGCGCCGTGGAGTGCCGCGGCATTCAGTTCCTGCATGTGGCTTACCATCTCATCGGCCATCTTCATGGCGTCGGCCTCCTTGCGTTTGATATTCTGCACCACGGCGCCCTCGGTCTCGGCGGTGATAACGTAGACGTTTACGGGCTTGGTCTGGCCGAACCGCCAGCACCGGCGCACAGCCTGATAGAACTGCTCATAGCTATCGGACAGGCCAACGAAGGCCATGTTGTTGCAGTGCTGCCAGTTCATGCCGAATCCGGCAATGGAGGGTTTCGTGACCAAGACGCGAATCTTGCCGTCAGTGAATCCGGTCATGCGCTCAGACTTGGCGTCGTTGCTATCGGATCCGCTGACCTCGACCGCATCCGGTATGGATTTGGCAAGGGAGGCGCTTTCGCTGTTCAGGTTGCACCAGATCAGGAACGGAGAGTCTGTGCCGTTCACGACCTTAGCGCAGTCTGCAACTCGATCCTCGATGGTATCCCGGCGAGCGGCCAGCCTATCCTGCAGTGTGGAGGCCTCCAGAGGGAACAGGAATCCATCCGTGGGCCGGTCCACCTTCACCGTGATCTGGTGAATGATCAGTTCCGGCAGGGTAAAGCCCTCGTCTGAATAGCCCAGATCCGAGGGCTTGCGCATCATCATTGCCCACGAGCAAAGCCACGTCCAGAATTCAGACTGCGCATGACCCTTGAGTCGCCATTGGGATGTATCTCCACCGTCATGCACAAAGAACATGGAGAGCATTTCGCTGCGCGTCATCGCCCCGATGAACTCGGAATGGTTCCCAAGCTCCATGTAATCGTTCGGCGCCGGGGTCGCAGTACAGGCCAGCTTGAACGGGGTACGTGCGAAGGCGTCAATGATGGCGGTGCGGGTCTTGCCGTCATAGGCTTTCAGGATGCTGGATTCGTCCAGCACTACGCCCGTGAAATAACCCGGTTCGAAATGTTCCAGCATCTCGTAATTGGCAATGGTGATGCCTTCCTGCGCCTCGGACTGGTGGCGGGCGTACCGACACTGGATGCCGAACTTCTCGCCCTCCCGCACGGTCTGAGCGGCGACCGCCAGAGGAGCCAGGATCAGGACGTTGCCGGGGATATGCTTCGCCCATTCCAGCTGCATGGCGGTTTTGCCCATGCCGCAATCGGCAAATATTGCCGCCCGGCCCCGTCTTAATGCCCAGCAGCCCGGTTGCCAAGTCTACGATAGCCTTGTCTTTCAGAAATTCCTCATACGTTCTCACAGATCGCTCCTTACGTGTATCCACGTTTCCCGGTTCAATATCTTTTCAATCGTCCTGACGTGTACATTAAAACGATCCGCCAGTCCTGCGGCAGAGTAACGCTCGTTCAATCTGCCAATCAACCGCATTTTCAGCAGATGCTTTTCCTTGATGTAGGCAACCTCCTTTTCTGTGAGTTTGGCGGCTGGGCATTTCGATCCGTTCGGGGCGTATTCCTTGGCATCCTGCAGATAATCAGCCCTATTCATAGCCGTATCTCCCGCAGCGTCTCGATGGACCGCGCAATTTGCTTGCACTCACCATCCGCGAAACCCAGGTGATACGCTTGGTACATGGCCTGCCGGATGGAGCTAGTAATGTTGCCGTTCAGCTCTAGCGCGGTGACAAACTTCTCAATTACATGCTTGGACACCGGATCGTTGATGTCCATTTAGTACCATCCTTTCAGTGCGTTGTTCAGCACGATCAGGAAGGTAACGACAACGAGTGCGGCTAATGCTGCGCTGCGGATTCTGTACTTCATTATGGCTCCCGGTTGTGTGTGACAACGCACAGACTATTCCCAACGCTTGACAATTGCAAGCGGAATCTTTACTCTGTGTGTGTAATTTAACCGGGAGCTAAAATGGAACAAACCGCAGCAGAATTGATCCGCGTACTGAATGCCGAAATGGAGTCCCTCAATTGGGCCTTCGACAAGTCGGCGCCTGAAGTATCGGAAGAGATTAGACGCCTATCATTGTCGGATGATCCCGATCGGATTGAACGGATGGACTGTCTGTTTCAGAGCTTGCGGGCGAAGGTTGCGCCATAAAGACAAACGCCCCGTTTTAAGGGGGCGCCATGTCTGCTTGCCAACCGGGAGGAGGGGTTCGGCACTGAAGCCGTCAAGCTGGTGACACTATAGCATAATCCTTTTTATCACGTCGATGGCGTAACCTGATTTAACCTGTGCCGGACTGAACCGCAGCACCCGGTAGCCCAGGATTGCGGCCTCGTTGATCTTCTCGTAATCCTTGTCTCCCGTATGCCGCCCGACCGCCGTGGGCTTTCCGTTGACGATTGCCGCCATGCGGTTACCGCCGTCAACTTCGACCAAGACGTCCGGCTCTATTCGGAAATCCGCCATCCACTTCCGCAACGGATGGAATGCATATTCCTCCTTGAACGGTATCCCCTCGGCCCGCAGGTGAAGCGCCAGGGTCGCGGCGCCTTTGCTGATCAATTCAGCACCCATCCCAAGAGTCCGCCCACAAACACGCACCCGCAGACAATCCAGAATGCGATTCCAAGCCACAATACGGTCCAATCTCTCATGCCGCTGACCTCACTCGCATCCCGGCGCGCTCCATGTCATCGCTGAATCGGGGCGGGATATCGAAGTACCGTCCCGTCACCCTATCATAGCGCATGGTGACCATTCCCGGCTTGCCGATGTGCTTGAATCTGACCTTTTGAATGTGTACGTCCACCTCGTCGGATGGATTGTCGAAGTCCCTCCATACCGTCACCGCACAGTCGGCCTTATTCCACCAGTGCTGACTCCCCGAGATCATGTCGGGCTTGGGTATCGGAAGCTTGCCGGACTCGTCGCGCCTTGCCTTGGCGGGGTGCGCGACTATCCACACGTGGATCTTGTTTGACCGCGCCCAATTGCGGATCTGACTCAGGGTCTTGCTGACGTACTCGGTCTCACTCAGATTGTTCGGGCGCCAATGCTCCAGTTCATTCCACGGGTCGATGATCAATCCGCGTTTGTTCCATGCCTCCATGAGCCACGGCAACGACTCCGCAAGGATGTCGGTCACCGACGCCCCGGTCTCAGCCGGTGTCGCCATGAACCGGAAAGACTTGGCTAACAGTTGCACTGCGGCCTTGTTCTCGGCGCGGGTTATGCGCTCCGTAGGACCGAATCCGAAGGGTTTCCCGCTGACCTTTTCAACCAATTTTGAGATGTGCGTCTCGACTGGTTGATTCTCTGGACTGAACATCTTGAACCGCCAGCCCTTCGCCGCCAGGTTCACCAACAACGCATCCAACCATTCCGACTTGCCCGACCCAGGCCATCCGGTAACGATGGTCATCTGACCCTCCATGACCGTGTAATGTGGGTCGATGGTTTTCCATCCGGTCTTTTCGCCGGCCGGCATGCCGCTTTCGTACAAGGCATCCAACTGCGGCATCAAATCAATCGGTGAATATGACATCGGACGTTTTGCAATGCCTTCGTCCAACGCCTGCAATCCACGCATCAATGCGTTATCCATGAGCTAATCGCCTCCCCTGTTCAATACGGTTTGCTGCGGTCCAGCATCTTGCGCGGTCGGAATCCGTCAAGGCGATACCTTGCGCCAGATTCGATGCGGCCACGGCCACGATCATCGCCTCGTGGTCTAAAGCCTCCAAAACGTCATATGCGGAGAATGGTTTTTTAATCCCCTTTCGATCCTTGAAATTGCTCGGCGGGTAAAGGGCGTCGAACTCCAGGCCGAGGGCGCCTAGAATCTGGTCGATACCACACTCTTGACCAAAGCAGTGAGCCAGCACGGTCCCGTCCTCAAGCTCTTTGATCGTGAGTGAGGGCGTTTTGTCGTTATGCGCTGGGCAGCAAGCTTTCCATTGGCCCTTGCCGGTTGACTTGACCTTATCCAGCCGCGAGAGAAAGTCCTGTACGCTCATATTGCGAGCTTTCTGACCGGTCCTGCAGTGGCGGTTATGAAGTCCTCCCAGCGTCTACCGTTTAGGTACGTTGTGGGCATGGGCACATACTTTCCGCCGTCTCGGGACCACTGCGGGTCATTTTTGACGCGGTGGGTGACCGCCCGAATTATGGTCGACAGCAGGTTGGGGTCGGGGTTGAGTTTTAACCATGCCGCCTCGGAGTCCTTGCGCTTTTCCTTTTTCGGGTAGACGGACCAAAACTCGTCGAACCCCTCCGGGGTCGGTCGCGTCCGTTTTCGGACAATAGGGTTTATATGGTTCTGGTTCTGGTTGGCATTGGGGTCGGTATGCGGTGGCAATGCGGTCGCATTTATATCATTGTTCCATCTAGCATTTGCGCCCTTCGATCCGTCCTCTGATTTTTTTTGACGGAATCTTATTTCGGCGTCGCACTTTTTCTGGTGCCACCCATCGCTGCGCAGCACAAAAAATTCCGAAAGGACGTTATCCACAGCCTGCTGCTGCTCTGGCTCGCCAGCCCTTAACGCCCTCAGGATGTAAGATCGGTCATTCCGAATTGGCTTCCCGTGCAGACAATACAGGTCGATTAGCCTGCGATACGCCAAGTCCTCAAACCACCCGAGGTGCATGGTATCCCGCATATAGTCACCCGGGAAAAATCGGAAATACGCATAACTCATTGATACCTCCGCTAAGGTTGAAAGGATGCCGGTAAGTCCCGTAGCGGCAGGACGCGGGATGCAGCCCGATGTCCCGGCAACAGCATCCTAACACCTTTTGTCTGTTCGGTACCGAACACAACAGCCAATTTAGACCTGTTCTAATTGTTTGCGCATTTAGCGCACAGAAACCGCTTGACAGCGTTGCGCACAAAGCGCATTATCTGTTTCGCACACAACGCAACCGGGAGAACGAATGAATGTCCAAACTGAACTCAAACACGCGCAGCTAGTGGAAGCCTCGGGCCTATCTTGGAGTGACCGCTATTATGCGATGCGGTCTCATGCTGCCGATATGGAACAGCGGCTTGATGACTGGAAAGAGATGTCCCACGACGTGGTGACGGACATGGAAGCGCAAATCAAACGACTGGAGAAAGCATGAAACGCACATGGTTGAATTTCCGTTTGTGGCTGGCAAACACCGAATTGGATGATCTCGATCACAGCGAGAAACTGTTATTGGCCGAGCGTGACCGTATACGCCGGAAGCGCACAGCCATCGTGGTGGAGTTGATCCACATGGACACCGAAGATAACCGCAGTCCGAAACCATTCTGAGGGAATCATGAGCATTGAAAAATTGGAGTTATTGCGTCAGCCATTCCCGGCGAACCAGATCAGCTACCTGCCCAAAGGTGGCGTGCAGTTGGCCTACGTTGGCCATGCCGCCCTGACTGATCGCCTGTTGAACGTGGACCCAGGATGGAATTGGGAACCGCTGGCACTATCTTCTACCGGCCTGCCGCAATTCGACGAATCCGGCGGGTTGTGGATCAGGCTTACGATTTGTGGTGTAACGCGCCTGGGCTACGGCAACGCCAAGGAAAAGGCCAACATGGAGGTCGGGAGCCGGGAAAAGGAGTGCATAGGCGACGCTTTGCGCAACGCTGCAATGCGCTTTGGTGCGGCTCTTGATCTTTGGCACAAGGGAGAATTGCACGCCGAGGAATTGCCTGTGCCCATCCTTGCGCTGCAAAAGCAACTGGAAGCGGCTGGGATTCCTGCGGCCCGATTCTGCAAGGCGGCGAATATCGAAAGCCTGAAAGACTTGCCGCTTGAGAACATGAAGATGGCACAGGAATGGATAGCAAAGGCCGTTCAAAAGAAGAGCCAGGTGCGCGAACCCGGCGCCGATGAAAGCGAGGATGTAAAGCAATGAAAAAAATCACCGTATCCGACGCATTCGGAACCGCTATCGGGGCGAGTCTGTACGACCTGACCGGAAACTATAACCGCGCATTGCTGGCGTTCGAGTCTGGCGACTTCGACGACGAGACCATCCGTGACACTTTGGACGGTCTGGAGGGAGAGCTTGCGCAAAAGACGCTCAGGGTCATTGCAATGGCGCAGGCACTCGATTCCCGCAGCAATGCCATCACTGCCCGCATCGAAGCAATGGCAGAGCGTGCTGTAGCCCTTCAGAATCGTTCCAAGTACCTGCGAGAGTACGCGCTAGAGTGCCTGAAAGCGGCTGGATTTGAGGCGGGAGATAGCATCGAAAGCCCCGAGCTTGCGCTGCGCATCCAGAAGAATCCGCCCAAGGTGAATATCTTGGATTCTATCGCGCTGCCCGCTGCGTTCTGGAAGATCCCGCCTCCGCCAGATAAGCAGGTGGACAAGGCCGCAATTGCTATAGCACTCAAGGCGGGAGAAGCAGTCCCCGGCGCCGAACTCGTTCAATCAACCCGACTCGTGGAGAAATGACATGGCATCAGTCAACAAGGCAATCATCGTAGGAAATTTGGGGCGGGATCCTGAAATGCGCTACACGGCATCCGGTGACACCATCTCATCGTTCTCGGTGGCCACCACGGAAACCTGGAAGGATAAGCAGGGCGAGAAGCAAGAGAAAACGGAATGGCACAACATCACCATCTTTGGCAAGTTGGGCGAGATTGCCGGCGAATACCTGAAGAAAGGCTCCTCGGTCTATCTGGAGGGGCGCATCCAGACCGATAAATACACGGACAAGGCCGGCATTGAGAAGTATTCCACAAAGATCATTGCCGACCGCATGCAGATGCTGGGCGGAAAGCCAGAGGGTTCCCCTTCCAAGACCGCCGAGACCAAAGCGGACAGCAAGAAGGGCAAGCCCTCCGAAACGTTTGCCGATATGGATGACGATATCCCATGGTAGAAATGACCGGACCTTGGAAGAAGTTTTGCCGCATTGCGATGCGTGCCGGATTGAGCAAGACCGACATGGCGGACGTTCTAGGCTGTTCGCGCCGATCCGTGCAGTTGTGGGTCAAGAACAATACTGCCCCGAGTGAGCGCCTCAAGCCGGTTGTGCTGGCAGCTACGGATATCCTGCAAAAGCTGATCGACATCAAGGAACTCCCGACCATGCATTCTGCGGTGCGGATGGACATCGTAACCAAAGCCGCCTATGAGTGTAGACACGGAACAATGGCGCCACGAGTGTGAGGTACGCTGGCTGGCTAACTTGCCCACCAATAAAGAGCGCACGGAACATTTGAAGGGTGTGGAAAAGAAGCGCGGCCGGCCGGCAATGCTGAAACTGTTGCGAGACGCCAAGGTGATATTTGATGAACGTGCAGAGAACGATAACGAGTGATTCACGGGACCATATAGTCGCCTGCGTGCGGGTTGCGCCAGAGGGCTATGTGGTCACGATCAAGCCCAAGACTAGATCGCTTGAGCAGAATGCCATGCTGCACGCCATGCTGACGGAGATAGCGCGGGAAAGGGTATGGGCAGGCGCCAAGCATCCAATCGACGTGTGGAAGCGGCTACTGACCGCGGCATGGTTGCGGGCAAGGGGAGACAGGCCGACGATCCTGCCAGCGTTGGATGGCCGCGGAGTGGATGTGATATTCGAGCGCACGTCGCACATGAGCGTGGCGGACGTTGCGGATCTGATAACCTACATTGAGGCATGGAGGGAAGAATGAGTCAATGCTATAACCAAGACGCGTTTTGGTTCCTGCTCTGGAGTTGCGCGATTCTGGGCGCAATATGCATGGCTGGCCTGCTCCACGTTCTGGATAGGAGACATGAGAAATGAGCAATGTTCAATCGGCTCCGTACTGTACTTGTGCTGTGTATCAGAAATTAGAGAAAGAGTGCGCGGAGTTGCGCAATAGCGCAGGATGCACTCGCAGCCATCCGCACGAGGAAATGACTATTGTCTGTGAGAGATTGGCGGAAGAGGCGCGCAATACAAACAAACTCGCTAATGAGTGCGCAGAGTTGCGCCGCGTACTATCTGAAGCTAGAAATTTCACTCCTCATTGGATGTGGGAAGCAATCGACGCAGCTATGGGAGAGAAGCCATGAGTGACATATGGCTTAAGCGCAACGCCTTGGACAAGGAGCGCCGTACCTTCATGCAATCAGCCATGGCTGAGTTTGACAAGACCTATCGCATCAAGGTCAGGGAACTACAGCAAGAATGTGAACAGGATGGTGGGCACAGTTGGGAGTTTGATCAATGCGGACCGCTTGGTGATCCATGGTTCACTTGTTCACGATGCTACGCACGAAAGGTTGAATTAGAGGGGATGAGTCATGAGTAGCAAGAATTACTGTGCGCACAGGGAACCTTTATCAAGCGGATTTTGCCCGGACTGTGAGTGTGATGTAAGCATTTGGAAAACCATGAGTGACACTCCAAGGGCAGACGCCGAATGGCATTCTGTTAAGGACTTCGCGTTTCAACATCAAAGAACCGAAGCCATGTATGAATATGCTCAGAAGCTAGAGCGCGAACTCTCTTCCAGTCAGAAAGAGTGCACGGAGTTGCGAAACGTTTTGGGAGACGCAAAAGTGAAACTAGCCCTATACCGCATGAATCACTCTGGTGAGTATATTGGGGGCGTGGAGTACATGGAGCTTATGAATAGAATAGACGCGGCACTGGCTATATGATCAATGAGGGGGCGTCTTGCGCGATGCAAGATAGATTGTGATGAGACGGCAGTCAAGATTCACAGTTGAATTGGTAGCTCAATTGGTAGAGCATCCCCGGCAGGGGAAGGTAGATTGTTCGATCCAATCCAAATCGGCAGGTGCAAATCCTGCCCCCTCACCTTTTAATGATTATTGCTGGTCATTGGCGTCATAGAATCGGTCACGATGATGGTCTTCGGCAACGTAACGCGTTACGACCGTTGGGCTACTCTTAAACCCGATGAGGCGTGAGTGTCATGGACTCAACAGTGACCAGCAACAATCAACGAGGGGAAGCTTGGACGCCCGGATTTCAAATCTGCAGTGCGGTGTTCAGAGGGTTGGCAGCCCTCCCCCTCACCCAAATCGGTCCTGACCGCATAGACGCCGCAGGGACGCCGGACGCTCGTAACCGGCATTTACGGCTTCGGCCAGTCCCGAGCCTTCTCGTAGTCCACCAGAGCCTTGAACGTCAGGGCTTCTTCTCTTGCTGATCTGAGGGCAGCAGAGACCTCCGCAACGCTTCTAGCGACGTCGTTAAATTGTTCAGAGGCGTTTCGTAGTCGTTGCTCGCAGGACTCAGTAGTTCCTTCGGCGGGGGCTGGGGCGTCGGGCACGGAGCCGCTATTGGCACCTGGATGATCTTCGGGGGCGATGCGCAGCTTTGCAATCCTAGCATCAATAGCAGCATAAGAAGACTTCGCATCAGCTTTCCCCTTCCGGTAATTGTCCATCGCAGTCAGGGTTGCATCCTCCAATGCCCGTGCGTCCTTGGCATTCTGAAGGAGTCTCTCCGTTATCACCTCCGCCGATTTCGATTGAAATTGCGCATAATCCGCAGCAATCTCCGCCCTCTCCCGCAAGGCAGCATCCCTCTCGTGGGTCAGTATCGCCACGTAGACCCCGAGTGCTGCAAGCGCACACACAGCCCCCAGCGTCGCCAGTTCCCACATTTTCCCCGTGACCCACGATAGCATTACCAGTCCTTAGCGTTCTTGTACGCGGCATCAGCCGCACTCCGAGCCGCATCCAGCGCGTTCTTTGCCGGGGCGATAGAGGCTTGTGCCGCAGTGTAGGCCTGCTCCGCTTGCATCAATTGGTCAATGGCGGCGTCGATTGCATTCTTCTGGTCTTGGTTCATTTGGGTTGCTCCTGTGGGTTGGTAGGGGACTGCTGAATTACCCGGGCGGCGACCACTGCAATAGCGATAGCCGCTTGTATTTTGTGGAACAGGCTGGCCTCTAACGCTTGTTGCAGCACGGCCAGATTGTCATAAGCTATCGTGATAGCGCCCAGAAATGCGGCCATTTGCACAGATAGCCACCGGTGAAACTGCTTCCAATCTTCGACTAGTTTAGGCATCTACAACTCCATCAGGGTATTGACCGTTGACCATCATTCGCGCCAATTCAAGCGCCCGCTTTCCGACCTGTTGAGACCACGCGCTGTCCAGCATCTGAGTCGCCGCCATCTCGAAGTCTTGTTTTTCGAGTGCGGCAATCATTTTCTTGAATCCAGAAAAACGAGACAGCCCCATGTTGAATATCATGTTCAGCACCACGTCCTGACGCACCACGTCAAGATCGTTGAACCACGCCAGGGTCCGCGCATCTTTTCTGGCATCTGATATGTCATCAAACAACATTTGCGCCACAACAGCGTCGCTCACGGGCTTGTCATCAAGGTTGTGCCCTACTCCCAGCGTGGTCTTGCCTACACTGTCTTTATATGGGGAATTGCGCTTTCCCTCATGCTTAATGAGGAGGTTTTGCAGTGGTGTCATTTTCTTGTGCCTTGCATGTTAGCCATTAGACCTTTCCACATTCCGTCATAACCTGCCGCCATTTCTTCTAAGGATGGTTTGCTTCTTCCGCCGTGCAAACCCAGATACTTCGCTAGAGTGTAGGCAGGAATGGTTACAAGGTTTGTGGCAAGTCCGGTAACTGGGTTATCTCTCATGGTGCTGTATGCCCATGCTCCGTGTTCTTGCGGTCCTAGTACGTTTTGATCTGCGCCGGGAGCGTTTCTTCTCATCACCAGTTCTGCGTGATAGTCACCTGGAGCGCCCATATTCTTCCAATCAGGAAAGGACATGTTCCCACCAGAAGTTACATATTCCCTATAGGACGGTACTAGATTAACGTCTGCTGGTTGATAGTCTTTGCTCTTTATTAGGGCGGCGGTTTGACCCCAAGTGTTGTCTGACATTTAGATACAGGTCGGTAAGTTGGGTGGCTGAAATCTTATTTGAAAGTGTTTCCATAGGAAGGTGCTTTGAAGCCCGTAGGCTTCGCGCTCACGCTCCATAGACATGTCACAGCCCTTAGTCGGGCCGTCCCTCATGGCTTGCACGTAATGAATTAGCTCGTGATAAAGAATGGATACGTTTAAGGGTTCCCCAAAATCCAAATCCCCATCTACGTAGACCACCCCATCGACGTATGCGCCTTTTACGTTCGCATATCCACATTTGCATACTTCCTTAATGACTTCTTTGGTAGTGACTCGGACGGTCGGAGGCTTCTCAGGGATGAAGTGCATATCTCCATAAGCGGCGGCATAGATCATTACCGCTTGATCCTGAGTCAGTTCTTTTGCAAACGCGGAGCATTGAGTCAGCACAAGAACAATGCCTAGCAACACGGCGAATATCAGCAGAGGTCGATTGTCCATTTCACACCCTTATGATCTGGCCTCGGAACGTGATTGTTCCGGCCTCTTCGTCCCATACCGTGACCAGTTCGGGAGGAATCAACTTTCCTTCAACGAATGTGAATACAGCGAATCCGCTACGCCAGTTTCTAGGGGCTGCTTCCAGGTAGTTGAAGGTGGGTCCGTAGGTTGACGCCATACAGCCCACGTCCACGCCCCAGCGGTCCCCGCGCTCGTCGGTGAGGGGATAGACCTGCTGTTTGTGCTGGTGCCCTGTAGCGTAGCTGTGACCGCTCCATAGGGTGTTATTGAATGGACTGTGCATGCCGCCCTTGTAACGATGCTTGAGGGTCAATTGGTCATTGACTCGAATCGCCCAAGACTGTCCCCATCCCGGCAGATGATCCCCCAGAGCAAAGCCCTTTACTCCATCGAAATGTGGGTTTCCGTTAGCTAATATCCCATCGAATCTCAAGTCATGGTTACCTGGCGTGCGTTTGGTAACCATTGCCTTCGGACCGGCCTTCTTGATCTCATCAAGGCAGTCGCCAGCCCATTCCACCTCTTTCTTGACGTTCGGACCTTTGTCCCATCCGATGCGGGGATGGCGGGAGATTTGGGAGAAGTCGAGAAGGTCTCCAAGGTCAAACACTGCTGCCGGTTTCATCTCCCTGACCATTGTCAGGAAGGCTCTGTGTACGGTTGTTTTGTGACCTGGAACTAGGTGCCAATCGCTACCAGCTAAAACAAGACCGTTCTTTATTTCAACATGCTGGAAGTCGGGGAAGGATGCTTCGTAGCCGGAGTCGTATCTGTCTACGCTGTTGTGTGCGGCAGAGAGGAGCTTGATGCCGCGAGTCTTCTCGATCTGCCGGCGCCTCTGGTGGGCGTTGCGCTCGGACATCTGGAACAGTTTCGCCACCTCTGACACTGACTGCAACTTCCGGAATGCGTCAACAAACTCATCATCTGATGATTTCATGTCTGCTTGAGGTAATCAGGAATGTGCGGGTTGTCCCGGAATATTCCGGCCAGCACGCACCCGAGAACGTTTACCTGACTCTCAGTCAGCCCGAGGGAAAGAGACTCGTCAATTGCGTGGATGGTTTCGTGCATCATCACGTCTTGCTCTAGTGACAGAGGCAGATTGGCGATGATCTCGATGGAAAGGTTTCGGTAAGACGTGCTGCCGTAGTTCTCGTCAATGTGGGAACCGTCCCGGTAGGTGTATTTCCACGGCTTCCCGATGATTTTTGCGCTATCGACCCGCAGGCGTTTTGCCATTGTCACCCCATGTGATTACTTCCAGTGCGCTTTAATGCTGTCTCCGAATAATGAAAAGAACGTGACAATGGCAGAAAGAATAAATGTCACGCCGCCTAGAACTCCCTTATATTTAGCCATGCTCTGTTCTATGCCTTGCACGGCTCTAAGGATCATTTCCTGATCGGATTTGATGTCCGCGATGGTGGACTCCAGTACGGCGATTCGTTCGTTGGTTCTGGTGTCTCTTCGATCGACCCCGTCCCACTCAGTGCGGTCCATAGTCCCATCCCTGCGCTTGACCAGTGTTTGGAGTGTTGTAGCCTACTGCGCTTGATTCATCGGACTGAACACGTAGGACCAGGCCAATACGTCCAATCACCTTCCATCCAATACCGCATTGCAGTAGTGACTTTCGGGTAGTAGACCCCGACCACCGGACTTGGAAGAAAATACCTATCGGCCAATTGAGGCGCAGACACGCTATCCCGTTGTAAAACTGCGCTCCGTCGTTCGGCGCTCTCTCTGGTATCCATACCCATTTCCCCTCTCGTTTGAATCCCCATACAATTGCGAATGACTTGATCGAATCTTCGTCAAGACACCACGGCCATTTGTTCAGGAAGTCGTTGAGCCACGCCGGGAACCGCTTGTCGAATTCTTCGTGTCTCATTTGAGTTGTGCCCTCGCAATGACGGCTACAATCTTGGCAAGGATTCCGAGCGCAGTTCTTGCGCTGGCAAGGTCGGTGACGTTGGCAAGAATCCATGCGTCAACCTGTGCCGGGGTCATCGCCACGAGCGTCTTGATTGCCGGTACTTGAGCCACCGCGCTGCGCTCTGTTTCCAGCCGCACAATCTCATCCTGCGCCACCTTCAACGTGGCGTCCTGAGCCCATGCGGAACCGTTCCAGATGTAGGTTGAGTCGGGTCTCTGCGGAACCACGATGTCACCGTACTGCGCGTCGCCTTCGTGGTAGCTTGCGGGAGGTGTGATGTAGTAGCCCATCACCATCCCCTGTTAGCGGTGACGAACATTTTCCAGTTGGCGGAAGTAACGCCGCTTTGAACTCCGGACGTTCTATTCGCAAGTTGTATTGCGGTGGTGGAGCCGGTCACCGTCGAAAATGAATTTCTATCCTCAACAGTCACCACCATTGGCGTTGCGTATGCGGCACCCGCTTCCAAAACCGGAGCAAACATTCCAGGAGTAAATCCGACATCTGCTGTGTAATTTCTTACATATACGGTCGGAGGAAATTGAGGTAAAACACCAATATTTGCGCTAAAAGACGTCCTTGTTCCTACGGCTGGAACCGTAGTATCCGCGCTTACATACTGTCCCTTGTAAGCATAATTCACCGTGCTGACCACCGCGCTTGCATTCGTCGTTTGCTCGCCGTGATACACCACATTTTTCGCAGTCAGTGTGGGATTGGTTCCTGCTGATGTACTCGCGGCAGTGACGCCGTACATGGTCATCGCGGGAATGGAGAAGAAGTCGGAGGACGTTGCTCCGTTGACGGTGAAGGTACTGATATTAGGCGCGGTGAATGTCGTGCCGTTAGAGTAGGCGCAGTAGGGGAGGAAACGAAATCCTGCGGCATTTCCATTGAGGGATGTAGTTGCCCCCGTTCGGAGTCCAACTCTCATAGTTGAAACGGCACATACTTTTGATGCCGAGGTTATTGACTGATCAACAACCCCATCAACATATGAAAAATACTTTCCAGCAACCGAGTCGTAAACAAGCGCAATATGATAGGTGGTTGCCGTGGCCCACGTTGTTTTTGTTCCTCCAGCAGCAACGATGTCGTTAGAAGACCCATTTGAAGATAAATTAACAAATAGCTTCGTAGTACCAGCATTGTTGAAAAGAAGCAACTCGGCCCCGAACGCGGAACCGTTTGTTACATTTATGATATACATGTTGTTCGCTGCGGTTGGAAGCACAGCGAATCTGACCTTACATTCTAACGTCCACGACCCACTTCCCAGAGTTGTTACGTTGGTTGTTTCTACATAGTCACCAGTGCCGTCCATTGCAACAGTGTTAAGCCCGTCTATTTGTGTTCCGGTTGCAATGCTGGCGTTTCCTCCAACCGCCCATGTATTGCCGTAGTCATCAAGAATCGTAGTGCTGCCATTGGTACCGGCGAATCTCAAAAGACTCTGCTTCGTGCGGTCATACGCGTACCCATACTGAGGCGGCGCGAGAGTGCTGCCCCATGTGACGGACGTATCCGTGACGCGGGTGCTGGTGATGTAGTTGAGATTGTTGGCCGCGAGGGAGCCTTGATTGCTGGCGTCGGCGGTCAATCGGGTAACGGTATCAGTATCGCCATTCACGCCGAACCCGTTTGCATAGGTGATGACAAGAGGCGTCGAAGTGGCGGAGATATTGAAATTCAGTCCGGCGCCCGCCGTTAGGTGTGCCGCATAGCCACTGGAATCCAATGCGCCATAAAGCACCGTCTGCCTGACCGGAACGTTAATTAGGTCGGCCAATCCGGCAACGGTCAGATCCTTGTCCTGAATGGTCAGGATTCGCGTGGTGGCGGTCGTAAGCCCGCTCGCCTCTATTCTGACTTGCTTGGACACATCACCGTCATCGTACGCAATAGGGATAGAGTCATTCTTCGGCATTGAGAAATGCGCTGGATTCGCAATGCCATACGCCACGCTAGAGAGTGGCGCGGTTAACGTTGCCCCAGAATCAAGCGTCAGGGTTATGGTCGTTACCGCAGCAAAGGCCGACGTCTTGATGGTGGAGTAAGTGGTCCCCGCGGCATCGACTATCTGCAATCTGCGCCCGACCGTAAACTGCCCGGTCTGGTCGCCCGCCATAGAGAAAGACGTACCGGAAATGTAGGTCGGGGTTTGCCCCGAAGACAGCCACTCATTAGCCGAGGAGGAGGTATCGTTGATCCCCGCCACGTTATCCGTAGACCACAGGAACGTGCTGGGAGGATCGGTCTCGGTGGCTGACGCAAGCCCTACCTTGTACAGCAGGCCGGACGTCAACCATACCGCCTGTGCGGGACGGCCGTTGGCATCCAGGATCATCGGGTTAGCGTTCGCTATTGATCCCGATGACGTTGTGTAGGTGGATTGCTTCGTTGACGATCCAGCCGCATAAAAGAACAGTTGAGCGCCAACCAGGGGAACCCCGTTCGCATCAACGAATGTCGGGGAATACGGGAGCCAAATCTTGACGGTCATTCTGTGCTATCCTTTTTGGATGGTAGAGCGATCAATCATTATTCTGTACCGCACAGCACAATGCGCATTTACGGCGGCGCTGGTAGTTGGAGCGTGGCTGATCCATCCGGTGTTAGGCATCATCGCCGGGTGGCTCGGTCTTTTTTCTGCATCGGCATTGCTTGGTTTGTAGCGGTCTGCAATCCCATTGATCTGGCGATCCCTTGAAGGGCGTCAGACGCTAGCTCTATATTGTCTTTTGATGCCTTAGACATAAGAGTTTTTGCCAGCAATGGGTCTTTGACGGCCTCAACAAGTAGCTTGTCAATGTCTGCGTCGTTGTACTTATTCAGCCAATCCAACCCACGCCCAAGATTCTTAGTAATCGGTCCAACCTGACCGCCGCCTCCCACCATGCTGCCGATAATGTTCGCCGTGGAATAATTGGCAAGCTGCGCGGTATGCGATCCCGATACCATGCCTCCAGCCTTTGCAAACGCCTCTCCAGATAAATCCTGCCGCAACGCCTCAAGTCGGGTCTGCTGATCGGGCGTGAGAATATCGTTTGCGCGGGCTTTCTTAAATCCGGTCACGTCAGCGGCCAACCGATCAAGATTGTCCATGTTCTTTGTGAACGAACCGGGAAGCAACGTCCGATTCCCTAGATTGTCTTCTCCGGTGCCAATAGATTTGCGCCGAAGTTCCTGCATTATTTCCATCTGATTGATGGGTTTCGATTCATCCTTGAACGTTTGCAGATAGGCTTTGAATCCTGGCGCGTCGGACTCGATGACGTCATCCAGCATATTCTTGACTTTTCCTAGCTCGGCGGTGGCGGTCTTGAATGCGGCTTTATCTCCGGCAAGTTTCCCGTTCATAGCGTCGCCAATATCCTGCCGCACCGAATACAGTTCCGCTGGATCGGTCACGCCCTGAAGTCTTGACTTCACCCATCTTAGAGCGTCCGCAACAACCTCGCGCTTTCCGACTGGAGATTGCAGAGTGGAGTCGATATTCTGAATTACCACACTTGACGGAGATCCCACCGTTCCACTGCTTAGTGCTTTTTCTCTGGCTCCGCTTGTGGCTGCATTCCTTGCGTCCTTGGCGACGCTGATGTCCGATTCAGTTCCGGCAAGGTTGTCCAATTCTTTGATGCGCGCATCGTTTTGCAACGTGTACCGCGCAGAGATATCCGCCCCCCCCGGTTTTGCCAGTACGCTGCGCTCCAAAACAGCCAAGCCGGGGTCTTTGGTAATCTGCGCAAGCGTCCTATTCGATCCCGGCACCAATTGGCTTGTATCATCTAAAGCGGCAATGGCGTCGGCTGGAGAAGATGCCGATTTAGTTAGGACGTTACCGGCAGTTGATTGCTGCCCTGCCTCAGTAAAGTTTTTTACAAATGAGGGTATTCCCCTCGCAACAGACACCGATGCCGGGGCTGCTATTCCGCCGACAAGCCCGGCCCCCATTTGCAGCAACGGACTGCCCCCTATTTCCTTCACCGATCCAGCAGACACCCCCCCCCCTAGACCAGATTGAACTTGCACGTCTGGGCGCGTGGTGAATAGTGTTTTCACTATACCCGGCGCGGCCGCATACCCAATGATTGCATTTCCCCCCGCGCTTGCCATTCCCCTCACGCCAGCCCCCACGATGCGCTCAGTTGGCGTTTTCTCATTAGGCAACCCTAGGGTTGTCAGTACATTTCCGACCGATTCTGACGTTGGCTTGAATTCCGGTATCTGATTGTCAGATACCGCGTTATGTGCCTTTATTCCTAGATTGAGCAGATACCCAATGGCGTCGGCTCCAAGTGCAGGAAGGGCTATTGCACCCTGTACCGCATTCCTTGCCGTCAATCCTACCTGTCTGACGCCCCGCTCCAATAAGCCGGGAGCCTCTGGCGTAGAAGGCGCCGCCGTAGCAACATCAAATACGCTTTTAACTGGGGCCGCGGTTGACAGGTCAAAGGCCATTAGCGAACCTCTTCATATTGCTTGCCGTCGGGCGACACAAAAGCCTTATTTCCATTTGCGTCGGTATGCAAGACCCACCCCTTTGAGTTTGTCTGCGCGTTACTTTGCTGTGTTTTTGCAGAATCAGGGCGTATCAATTTCATTTCGTCATCGGTAAGAAATTTATCACCGAATTGACGGATCAATTCATTTTTAACTTCTTTCCTGTAACCCTGAACCGTATAGGTATCGTTGCGCACCATCTTGTCTTTGATGTCTGCGGCAATGGCGGCGCGGTCTGCCATGCGCTCGGCAATAGTTGCCATTGCGTCGCGACCCCTTTCGGTAGTCAGCAGACTTGGTATGGATTCCATGAACGCCTTCATTTCCATGTCGGACGTGGAACCTGAACCAATGGCGCGAGACTGCGTTGCAAGTTTCACCTGGATGGATTTTGCTATCTGATTTGCGCTTGTAGCATCCGCGAACTCAGTACCCGGGAGATATTTACCCATCGTCGCCTGCATTTCAGACCACGGTCCGCCCGCATATCCTTTAAGCAAGTCTCGAATCAATCCAATCTGTGACGCACTGTTGGATGCCTTTTCTGCGTCTACACGAGCTGCGCCAACGCTTTCCGCATCTTGCTTTGATAGCTGCTTCTCGTACGTCTGCATGTTAATGTTGACTGCCCCAGCCTTGCTATGCGCGTTGGCTATTTCCTGCATCTTGGCCGCGCTCACCGGCTTTCCATCCATCGTGAACTCACCCGTCACCTGATTGAAGTAAGCCCCCGGCACATTGGAAACGGGTTTCAGTTTCTCCCGATCAATCTTCTGCTGTTCCATCTGGCGCGAGTCAAGATTGTTTGCGGCGGTTTCCAGTTCCTTCGCCAAATCAAGATTGGCCGGTCTGCGAGTGGCGCGCAGTTGCTCGGCCTGCGCCCGCAAGGAATCTGGAGTCGGATTGCTGTTTTGTCCGGTCACTTCGACGGGGGCAGTGGTTTGTGGCGTCAATGCCGCGACCGCTGGATTCTTCGAACCCGGAACCGGTACGGGCGCATCCACTCTTACCGGACTGGGAATCTGTCCATCAGGCGGAGGCGGCAAAGGCGTGCCCACGTAATCATCAGGCTGATTAGCTTGTGCGAGAGCGTTGGCAACGGAATTCTGCATTCCCTTCACGATAGGAATGGATTGCGATGTATTGGTCAGTCCGTTATTGACATCCGTCTGCAACGGGGTAGGCGTGGTCAGTGCATTGACTGCCGGTGATGTGGGCTTGATGTCTCCATTGCCGCTGAGATCCATGCGGGCAACGCCTTCCTTGGGCGCCAATCCACCGGCTGCAATTCTTTGCATGCCGGGAATCAGTGCGGGCGACCACGGCTCCGGATTGATTGGATGGATTCCTAGCTGGTTCCACTGCTGCACAAGAATAGGATACTGCGCGGGCTTTTCCGAGTCGGGCAGCGCCAAGAATGACGAAACCATCTGCGAGCCGATCTCGGTTGCCTTTTGCGTTGCGTCGGTCTGGTCTTTGCGGGCCTTCCACTGATCGGCGCGGAGCTTTATTGCCGCGCCAGGATCAAGCGGCATCAATCGGCTAATCACATCTTCGTCAGAGGTGGCGCCCTTTAGCGCATTCTCAATCGCGAGTTGTTTGCGAAAACTATGTTGCCCCTGCTGTAGCTGCAAGTCCTGCGCGTCGCGCTGCCCCATCAGGGATTGAATGGTGAGAGCCTTTTGCAATGGCTCCGCGGGGTCAGGGAGAACCAGAGGATTCAGTCCGAGTGCTATTCTGGAGTCCATTCGAGGCCCTTAGCTAAACGTTGACGGAGCGGAAGTATTCCAGCCCGTTCCGGATCCGGCATTCCTGCTTTTCAGATATTGCAGCGTCGCCTGATTATTCTGGTTGTTCAGGTAGCTATTCAGTCCACCTGTCACGGCATTGGCGCTGCCGATGTATCCCGCTGCCATCGCGTCACCCGCGTTAGACCTTGCCGCATTGCCGAGTCCTAGAGAGGTATTGCCGATATTGCCGGTCATTGCGGCGGAATTGGCACCTTGTCCGGATTGACCGGCAAGGAAGTTGTACGTGGTGTTTTTGTTCGTCTGGTCGCGATTGAAGGCGTCATTGTATTTCGTGCTTGCATAATCGTTTCCGTACCGCGCAAGCTCTTTCAATGCGGCGCCTGAGTCATAACGACCAGCCGCAGCAGAAGCCCGGTCGATGGCCTTGTTTCCCTCGGACAGTGCAAACTGATACCCAGGCTCGTTTTGCAGATCGGCGCCGGTAAACTGTTTCAGCAGGGAACCATAGTCGCCACCGACATTTGATGTGGAGGCGGGGACCGCGGTCTGTGATTGGTTGTACTGATCAAGCGCCGAGTTATAGGATGAGAGCGCATTGTCGTATCCGGTTTGATCGAATACCCGCGTCGATGGTCCCACGCCGCCCGGCCCACGGACATCACCGTACATTCCGCTGATCTGTCCCGGCTGGATGGTCCAATAGTTATCCTTGTTCGGCGCTGCAGGTGCGGTCATGGACGAACTGCCATAGCCGCCCGTAGTGCTGCCATTGCCAATCCCAAGCAACGCCATCAGTCTGGCATTGGCCAGCGCACCGCTATTGCGATAGGGCGCCAGATCAGTACGCGATTGCTGGTATTGCTTATCAGCAAGTGCAGCAGAATTGTTCGCCTGATTGGCCTGTGCGCCTGCTGCATCTTGAGCGGACATGACTCCGTATAGTGCGACTCCAGCGGCAACCCACGTCATTTCAACACCTGCACTTTCAGTTTGTTGGTGGCATCAAATAGCGCCATGGAGTCTTTCTCGACCAATTCTTTTTCGATCTTGTCAAGATTCTTCTTTGCGGTGCGATGCACAGTCATGCAGATGCTATCTTCCAGCGCATAGACCGCCCGCTTGGTTCCCGGCCGTGACACGATCACGTCACCAGCTTGATAGATATTCCTTCCGACCTGAATGCGGCCTTTGGTCACGATGTAGAAGTGTTCCTTCTTGTGCACCTTGCCAACGATCAAAGTCCCAGCCGGTCTGTGTACTACCCGGGCGTACATGCCATCGGCGTGATAATGATCCGTCCGCAGTTCAATCTGTGGCATGTCAAGCATCTTGGCCTGTAATGCTTCGACGGCCTTCCTGTTATCGGGTATCGCGATATCGTTCATGCTGCGGTCCCGTCTGCCAGCACCCACCCTGTCGATGCTTTGTTGACCCATATCGGCTTACCGTTGGCGCCAAGACTGGTATCAAAATAAAACTTGCCGGGATACAGATTCGCGGTCGGACGTTGCGCCGTAGTGCCGGAATTCTGCGTGTCAAAGCACAGCCGGAATACCTGCATCATCCAGTTGGACATCGCCCTGCTCGGCAGGCCTGTTTCATCCACGGTGCCAGGTACGATAGGAGGAATATTGATCAGCGCCATCAGCTTTTAGAATTCAGGTAAACGCCGGTAATGACTCGGCGGATCGGATCGGTGATGCGAAACTTGGCTGTCAGACGGCGCATGGTTCCCTGCCGTCTCCACTCTACGATCTTGACGTAATCGCCCAGCAATCCAGCCGAGCGCCATTGCTCTGCGCCGTAGGTCTTGCCGCCGTCTCGAGACAGTTGCATCATGACTTGCGTCGCGGGTTCGGTATCCACTCCGGTTCCCACTTCAAAGTCCAGCCGGATGCGGTCAATGGACATGTAATTGAGTTCCGTGTCCCAATGCTCGCCGATGATCTCGCCCTCAATGGGAGATCCATTTTCGGTCAGGGTCAGAGGATTGATGCGGTACAGCTTCCCGGTGTTGTAATCGGACAACACGATCTTGGACAGGTATGCGGTTCCCCGTTCGCAGATATGGCGCTCGATCATGTAAGACTTGCGCTTGGACCAGATGCTTGTCGTTCCGTCGAAACTCCAGCTCACGCCCTGCGTGGGGAAGTTGATCTGATACATAGGGTGAGACCCCAGCAAGTAGCTAAACGCTACCGCGTCGGATGTCACCGTGTACGAATTGATGATCTTGTCCAAGTCTGGAGTGGACAGTTTCTGGAACTGCCGGCCGGTCAACTTTCCCACGACCACTTCGCCCATTCTATTCTTGGACAGGAAGGCGACTGAATTGTCGTACTTGACCACGGAGTCTCTAGCGGCAAGCCCCCATTCTGCATCAGCACCCTGGATGCGGTCGAAGGGAAAGTCAGCCGCGCCTGTATTGCCAAAGAACGAGGTGGCGGTATCCTGAAACGCGATCAGTTCGCCGTGGTCCGAGAAGATGCGGATCAGTTTGTCAGGGATGGCATTCGCGGTCGTAAAGTCCAACGCCGCCCACGTCAACCCGTCGTACAAGGCAGAAATGTAGAACTTGCCATTAGCAAATCCCACAATGAAGTAGCCATCCTGAAAGCATACCGACGTCGGATTGGCCGGAAAGTCTACGTCCGTGATGGTCGCAAAGACGTTCGTCAGCGTGTTGAAGATGTAGCCCGATGTCCCATCAACGATCATGACCTGCGTGCCGTTGTGGGCCATCACCACGCCGCCTGACGTGGTTCCTAGCGAACCCCTGTCAACCGATACACCGGCGTTATTGATCTCTTTCAGCACACCACGATAGACCGCATAGAGCTTGTCGTTTTGCTCCACCGCCAGCATGCCGCGAACCGGCGTCGCACCAAAGTCCACGAACAGATCAAGCCCGGGAAAGCCCAGCCCGACCAGTTGAGACTTTTCGCCCACGGGACGGACTTCGCAGTAAATGTTTGTCAGCAGCTTTGACGTGATAACGGTCGTCTGCCCGTTCGCCATCCCTATGCCATAGAGAGGGGCTACGGCCATACCATCCATCCATACGGCGAGCCTTGACGGCCCGGATCGCTGTACTCAGTACCGGATCGCATCACGCGCAGCGATTGCTTGGCATTGGCGCGCTTGATGTCGCCGAGAGAACTTGCGGCGATCTCCTTGGTGTCGGGATAGTTGCTCATCTCGACGCCGAATTGCGGCCCCAGCAGAATGGCAAGGTTGTAGACAAAGGCCTGCTCGTACCCTGGAGGGAACGCGAATACGGTATTCAAATTAGTGAGCGTAGTTAGCACTCGCTCTATTGTAAACGTAACGGGGACAATGCCACTCGGCACGGGCCAGAGGGTAATTGTTCCGTTCGGCATGTCATTGCTGTACATGTACCTGTACGGGTACACGTTCGGCTGGGTCTTGTAATAGATCAGGTCGTATTCCAGTGGTGTCATAGACAGCATGGGAAACGACACGCTCTGGTATGTGGTGTAGGCCGGATCATTGATGTGAATCGGACGAGTGGTCACCCAATTACCCGTCGGGCCTATCGTGTAGGTCGCCTGTGCGGCAACGGTGTTGAAGGTCTGGTCCGCCTGTCCGTAGACCGTAAGGGATTGCGTAGACCAGTTGTCCAGCATGCGATTGGCAACGCGCAGACAGGTCTGGGACTCGTCCGCCGTCAGTTCCTGCCCCACGCCCAACGCATTGGTCAGGGAGAGCGCATCCTTGAACAGATCAAGTGCTGTTGCCATTTAAGAGGGGGCGAGTTTCCCCGCCCCCTTTCCCTTAGTTAAGCTGCGTCTCGCCTTGCTGGAGGATCAGCGCCCATGCGATCAGCGTGGTAGCCGTTGCGTTGGCCGTGCCGAAGATGGTGAACGATCCCGCTGCCGGGACAATCCGCTCAACCCGCAGCAGAGTGCCGTCAGCCGCCGCCTGTGACACGTACGCAATGATCTTGCTGGAGGCGTCAACCAGGTTGTTGGTAATGACAACCGAGGAATTGCCTGCCGCAATCGCCGCGATACCCGACGTGATATTGGCCGTGACGGCGCCCGTCGAGGTGCTGGCAACGGCGGAGGCGGTTGCCAGACCTTGCGCAACGAGTGCCGATTCCACATTGGTCGGGAGATTGACCACTGTTCCGGCGGCGTATCCCACATAGGGACGTACTAGAGTAACTGCCATGATGATGTCCTTTGCTTGAGATTGAGGGATTACACGCCGTAGTATTTGGTGCTGAGTTCGGGATAGGTCGCAGCCCAGCCGAACAGCACGTCAACCCGCATGATGCTGTTATCGTTCGCGCCGTCGTAGAACTCGGTCACCTTGACGGTGAATCCGTTCTGTGTCTTTTGCGCGACTGAGATAACGCCCTTGCCACCAGCCGGTGCCCACATCGGAACCATCGCCAGCGTAAAGGCATCTTTGTGGAAGCCAACGTTGCAGTTATAGCTCGTGGAGGCGGCGCCAACAATGACGTAAGGCGAACCCGTGGTCGGGGAGGCGGTCACGTTCTGGAAAGCGCCAGAGGTCACAATCGCCGGACTGATCGGGATGGTCACCGCAGCGGCCGCCACATCGGCGGTTACTACGAAGTTAGCCAACTGACCGGTCGAGGTGCGGGACTGAGGATTGACCGCAAACACGCCCGGCAGAGTGATGACCGTTCCTTTGGTCAACGTGCCACCCGCAACCGCAACAACGGTAATGCTCGAACCCGTCTGACCGGCACCGTTGATGTTGGTCGCGGTCGCAGCGCCGTTGGTGTGCACATCCACGTTCTGGTCCATGCCGGGATGGATACCGAAAGCATCCTGCATGTAGCCGGTCTTGTACTGACCCGACACGCGCTCCGCCATGTTGAACAGTCCGGCAAAGCCCGGGATCATCGCGCCGTTAAGGGACGGGTTGATCACCGCGTAACGCTCGCCATCCTTGACCGGCGCGCCCATTTCGTCCAGCCGCTGATTCATGGCCGTCAGTACCTGAATGGCACCGATCTGGGTGGTCGGCAAAGCGCCCGTGCTGTTCAGTGCGTTGTAGGTATTGTAATGCGCCATCTGCAAGCCCTGGCGGTCGATTTCGTTCGCCACCGGCGCAATGACGGCAGCGATCTTGTCTTCCAGCTTGGAAAGGCTTATGGTGCGTTCCAGAGAGGTGAAGTTGACATCGCAACCGCCTTGCTGCAGCACCAACGGGACGGTGGTCTCGACGGTGGCTTGCGGCACCGCGACACGGCCAGCACGATAGGTGTAACGCGGAGGCTTGCGGATGTTGATGGTCTGGCCCGGGGCATAACCGCGGGACATGTTGGAGGTGTACTCATCCTGCCAATCGCGATTCGCGAACTTGGCAAAGGTGAGCATGTTTTCCAGAATCGGCAGCGTTTCGCGTGCGACGATGGAGCTTGTTACTAGGGTATTTGACACGGTTGATTTCCTTTGTCGTGGTTAACTATTGCGCCCACTTGGCTCCGGTTGCTTTCCGGTACGCCTTGTATTGGGCATCAGACATATCTTCGCGGTAATTCTGAATGGCGCTAGATCCCTTCACGCCACTGACCGGGGGCGGAGCCTTGGAACCTTGCTTGACAGGCACAACACGCTCTTCCATCTTGCCTATTTCAATCACCTGTCTGACTGGTGAGAGTTTGGCAATGCGCTCGGCCTCTTCTGGATTCTTGGCCAAGTGATACAGCAGCTTTGGCCCGATATCTGATTCAAGGATGGCGCGCTTTGCATTGGCATCCAGTGACGGCAGTTCGGCGGCGATAAACTCGCCTACCACCTCATCGTAATCCGTGGCCTCCTTGCGGAATGCCACTTCGGAACTTTCCCATGACTTGGCAATCGCCGCATCACTCGCTTCGGTCCTGGCTTTCTGTTCCTGCTCGGTCTGGGCTTTGCGTTGTCCCTCGATCAGCTTGGAGGCTTCCTGCCGCGCTTCGTGACGTGCTAGGGCGCGATGGTAATCTTCAAGGGTATCGAACGATTCTCGCTGCGGCTCAGAGTCGGTAACAGGTGCGGCCTTGGCTTGCTGTCGGTCCAATTGCTCGCGTAACATCCGAGCTTCGGTCTGGGCCTCGGCGAGTTTTGCTGCATCTCGCGCTCTTGCCCGTTCCCGCCTGGATTGACGCTTTTCTTCCTGCTGCTCCGGCGTTTGCTCTTCAGCCTTCTGTTCTTCCGTGGCCTGGACGGGGGGGTCGGATTGCTCCGGTTGAATCGGATCGGAAACTTCCGTTGCTTCGATTCCGGTCCCACTTATACCATTTTCTTCGTTCATTGTCAATTCCTCAGGTGAATGCTCACTGCGTTTGAACGGCAATCACTGCCGCGATGTAGGCTACGTCTATCACTTCCATTTCTTCGAGCAATACTGCTTCATGCACCGCAACAAGCAATGCGGCCTGTCTTGCAAAAAGCAGCTTTTGCTCAATTGCTGCCTGTTCGTTCAGCCGTCTCACGCCATCCGCATTGATCTCGGCCTCTAATCTGACGATCTCAATGCGCAATCGGGCGGATTCGGCCCTTAACTTGACTACCTCATTGCCGATCTTTCCGGATTCGTCCGCGTAATCAGACGGTGTTTTGTCGTATCTGGCGGAGATGGGATGAGTGGCCGGTTTAGCCTTCCACCAGTCATCGCGAATGACCCGCCCAGGCGTATGACGATCTTCGTCCTCGACCTCTCGGCACGATGCGAACGCCGGACTGAACGCGGTCGCATTGAATGCGCAGTGCCCGCCATAAGGAGGCTGTTGCCAGAAGACTCTAAACGCTGACCAACCATCCTCGCTAACCCTGCGGAACGGTTCAGCTTCAATCCGGTGCCACTTCTCAACGCTGAACGCAGACGTCCATCCAGTCGGCGCAGCGGGAGGTGTCCAGAAGGGTCTATAAGCGCCCCATCCATCGTATTGCCGCGGCTGCCCCTCTGCTTCTATCCTCGACCACTTCTCAACCTGGAGCGGGAGATTCAGTCCATTCTGAGTAAAGAACGGCCGGAACTCCTCAGACTTCCTTGCAGGTTCGTTTGTCTCGAACCATGTCCGTTGTGGAGACTGATAGACAAAGAACGGTGTGGTTTGGACAACAACCGTCGGGAACGGAAAGCGCAGCGTTTCCTGCGTCGGAAGGGGCGTTTCCCAATTCCACCGACGATCCTCAAGTCTTGCCTGTAGTGAAAGCCCAGCCTGAACAAAGAACGGTCTTGATGACTGTTCCTGCGCTCGGAATGTCTCAGGCTCAATCCACCCGCGCTTCTCTGTCTGGTAGACAAAGAACGGCGTTGTCTGCGTAACAACGACCGGGAACGGGAATCTGGTATCCCGTCTGACGTCTATCTCAGGATCAACGTCCCTGCGCTTCGCTTCTAGTCTTGCTTGTAACGAAATACCAGACTGAGTGAAGAATGGACGATATTCTTCTCTGCGCCTTGCCTCGTCGTTTACTTCGAACCAGTTTCGTTGCTGCGGAAGCCTTGCAAAGAACGGAGTGGTCGCAACTGCTACCGAAAACGGGAATCTCTGCCCGCTACGGTCTACCCAGTATTCAGGGGTAAAACTATAGGACGGCTGTTTCCATCCGATTATCCAGCTCGGTGCTGCGGGTGGTGTTACGCCACCTGCTAGAAATATTGACATTCATCAGTAAGCTGATACTTCAGCCCAAGAGACATCAACTACTAGATTCGCCGTTCCAGCGGCCCCAAAGACTACCGTCGGCCCCCTCACGATGAATCCTTCGTTTTGTGCAAACACGTATGGGTGATTTCCGTCACCCACTCCGATATCAAGTTCTACCTGATACAGCGTCGTGTTAGGGGTGGTAATCAATTGTTGCGTTGGCATCTGAAGAATGGCGTCCGCATCCAAGGTGCGCGTTCCTACCGTGCATCCAGCAGCAACCGCACTCTTACGAATATCCGTCACCAGAGAAGTGCCCATAGAGGTGCGTTTCTTCATGTTGTTGCCGGTCAGGGTAACGGCAGTTCCAGCAGAATCAGAAGCGGTAAACGATCTAGCAATCAACACTTCAAAGGACGGCATTATGGTTGCCGTTGCTGCTGCAGTTTGCATACAGGAAAGACGAACCTTCGTCAGCACCGCAAGCCTTGTTGCGTCCGCCCAGCGCCATGAGAACAAAGTACCGTTAGCAGCCTGAGTGACCACAAGCGCAACGGTAGAAGCAACCCGATAATGCCCAAGAGTTCCGTAATCAAGCGGCTTGGAACTAACCCGGATAGCCCGGAACGTGGTCCCGTCCACCTCGGCTACTGTGCCGCCATTTCCTTGAAATTGAACAGCCATATTAGTTCCACGCCCAAGCTACGTTAAATTTCCCGTATAGACGGGTGCCTATTCCGCCAATAAGCGGAGCCTGTAGATTGCTAGACGAGACAAGCCCGCCAGCCAAAGTAACGTTGTTGCGTCCGTTTCCTTGAGGGACTACAGGCTCTGACAATTGGTTTTCATTAATGCCGTAGATAGTGAATCCAGTTCCCGCAACAACGTTACCGGCCATCACTTCTATGGTCTCCACCCAATGCTCATCGGCAGTGTGATCTGCGGTGGCAGCAGGGAACAGCCACGCCTCGACCAGGGAACCGGCGAGAATCCCCGCCTGTCCCGTGACCGCCACGCTCGCATCACTTGCCCCTGGGAAAGCCCCGAAGTCAAGCGTTGCCGTCCCCTGTCCTGCCATTACAGTTCTTCGAAGAAAACTTCAGCAGAGATCGTCGAAGCAGAGCCGGGAGCCGTCGCAAAGAATAGAGCCACCCATCCAGAGATCGGAATGTAAATACGCTCATCAGGAGTGTAGATGCGCGAATACGGAACCAGCACCGACCATTGCTCCGCTTCCAGAATGTTACCAACCGTGCCTGGAGTGCCAGGCAGAGAAGTAACGGTCGTCGCCGCAGCAACCGTGTTACGGCTATTCAGGGCGCGAGGGGTTATCGCAGTTCCGCCAGTGGGCGCAGTAGACCGACGGCAGATTTGCAGATTCAGGCGCACATCAGTTGTTGCCGCGCTCGTCATGCGAATCTCGTGGATGAGTACCGGGACAGCCGAACTCGTACCCAGCACGATTACATCAGTTGACGCCGTACCAGAAGAGACACCACTGATATTGGCTGAATACATCAATCCTTGACCGGCCATTTAATGCTCCTTAGAGTGCTGCTTTGATAGATTGCAGTTCCGCTTGTACGGACTGCTGGTAGGCTTTGAAAACATCCGATTGCGTCTTCACTGACTTCTGCGCAACGTAGTCCACCACTGACGGACCGATCATGCGCACGAGGAATTCTCCCGGAGTTTCTGCTGGCAGTTTGTTGTCCGCGTACCACTGCGTGAAGTAGGGCGCGGCATTCACTCCAATAGTCAAACTCACATTGAGAGGCTGTGCCGCAGGAGGTAGAGCAATGCTCATCTGAATCCCTCAATGTAGGTTAATGTCCCGTCGATAAAGACAGGAATCCAAATTGCCGTTGCTATTGCTGCCGGTCCGACAGCGGCGCTTCTGGTAACCGCTCCAGCACCGAGCGCAACGCCGTAGGCATTCACCTGTCTTTGCAGCGTGAGATAGCCTTGTGCGCCAGAGCCGGTGCCGTCTCCGGGGTACAGGTCAATGTTTCCACCTGCTTGATTGGTTCCCGACGCCTCTCCGCCTATCAGAGTGAAAATACCGCCAGCACCAGAAGTAGAAGTTCCAAGAGCAATTGTGAATGCTCCAGCCGACCCTGAAGTCGCGCCGCCATTTCCGGTAGTTAGACTAATGTCCCCACCAACCCCAGTGGCCCCGCCATTCCCGGCTTGCATAATGTACGCGCCACCGACGCCGGTCCCGCTACCATTACCGGACTGCATAATGAAATTGCCGCCAGCAAAGTTTCCGCCTTGCGCGCTTCCGGTGGATAGATTAAACGCTCCACCTTGTCCCGAAACACTGCCGCCGTTTCCGCTCGATATAGAACCGTTGTAACCATCAGAGGTTGTCGTTGCCGCAGACGCTGTTGATATTGCGATTCCAATATTCGTTGCAAAACGCGCCTTTCCTACCGTCAGTACCTTTGAAACCCCATCGTCCCACGACAGGTCCGCGCTCTGACTCAATCCTCCGCCAGCAACACCAAACACGATCTGCGCGGCAGTTGCCCCGGTAATGATGTGCGATGCATTCCAGTTGCTAGGGTTAATCTCGTAAGCCGGATTATCTGGCGTAATCGCGGTCAGCGGATGCGTGATGGAAAGTGTCATTGCATCCGCACCGAATACACGCCACCGCTCGGCGCCGTGATCTGCATGCCCTCAATCGGCTGGCGGCTGGCAATAATCAACTGCGCGATGTCCTCAAGACTCGGCACACTGGCCTTTTCCTCTGGCGCGGTATCGGCCTCGATCTGGGCGCGAATGTTCTCCGCCGCACTCTTGACCATATCCGCCTGCGCCTGCATCTGCTCAATCTGGAGTTTCTGAGCGTTCAATAATGCAGCGGCTTGCTCGGCCTTGGCGTCGGTTTCCATCTTCTGGCGCTCGGTTTGGGCAGTGTATTGCTCGATCTGTACCCGCTGTGCGTCCAGTTGCAAGGCGTCTTGCTCGTTCTGCTGGCGCATCGCCTCGGCCTGGGCTTTGGCGGCTTCCGCTTGCTGCTTCGTGGCGTCTGACTGTTGCAAAGCCTGTTGCATTTGCTGCATCTGCTGCTCCAACTGCCCCATGATCTGCGGTATCTGCTCGGCAGGCACAGGACCGCGAGGCGTCATGACCATCTGCTGCTTCTGTCCGCCTTCCTTCTCGCCGTCATCCAGTACCGCTTTGGCGGCCGGCGGTAGCAAGGTCTTGAGCATTTCCGTCGCCTCGTCCGCCCCTGGAGCGCTGCTGTTCCGCATCGCCAGATAGGTCACGATGGCATTGGTTGCCGGGTCTTTGGCCGCGCTCATGGCCGAGGCAAAGAAGTTCTGCGCCTCTTCTCTCATGCTGGTGAAACTCGGTCCAGCCGATACGGTCACGGTGAATTCTCCGCCCGTCATATCGTTCAAGACGCTGACAATGGCGCCGGTTTCCTCGTCCTGCATGGGTTCTGGCAATTGCTTGTTGATGGTCTTGGAATCAATCGACATATCCGGACGCATGATGTTGACCACGCGCTCCGCATCGTAGTAATGCGGGATCATGTCGTTAATGCACCGACCACAATGCAAGATGGAGCGATTCAGGTTGTCGGCGTAGTGATAATTCGCCATGTCGCCCTGTTGCTGCTGGGCGCGTTCCTGAATGCCGGACGTGGCGTTGCTTCTTGCACCCAGACTCGAATCAAATAGGCCGGTCGTTTTCTTGACGTTATCCGCCGCATGCATCGCCATTGCCAGCATGCCATTTGGAATGTCGGCCATCGGTTGACGCTGCGGAGGCGGTGCGGGATGTCCATCCTCGCTGATCTGGTTGTACTCCAGATAGGGGAACGTACGTACGTTGGCCTGCGCCCAATTGTCCTCGAATCCCTCAAACTGCCCAGCCACGCCAATATATGGCGCTTTGGTGCGAAGTGAAACTTCCTCGGTCGCGCCGGACATCATGACGTTGTACGCCTGTGCTGGGCCTCGTGCGTTGCGAATGATGCCGTACCGATTAATGGTCCCTTCGATGTCGATCTCGTCACCATAGACCGGAAAGACGGGAATCCATCGACACTTGACCTCGGTCTTTTCCAGCACATCGACGCCCGTGATCTTGCACAGCATCACGCGCTTGCGGGTTCCTTCGCGCTCACGAACGATCTGAATGCCTGGAGGAAGTCCAACAAGTTTGTCCTTCCATCCCGTTTCGCCATTGGATAGCTGAATGACGGTGGCGGTCTCGGTCTCGATGTACCAGTACCGGCACACCAGCACGGAATCGGCCATCAGCCACTTGGAATACTCGCCGCCCGATAGCCACGTAGGATCATTGGCGTCAGCGTCGGGATATTGGCGCTTGAAGTCGTCCCGGCTCATCAATGACTCGATGAACGCAAAGCGCATGTCAGATCCATCAGGCTCGGTCGCCAAAGGATCAATCCGCACAGACAGCGGATTCCTGACCGAGCGGAACATGATCTTCTGGTCAAAGCTGGTATCGGACTCGAACTCGGTGTCCAGGTACCAGTATCCCGCCCCGATCGTCGCCGCGTTGTTCACGGCGCGGTCATAGGCGATGTCGGCATTGGAGTCGTACTCTATATGCCGAATCATGCCCTGCCTGATCTCTGCGGTTTCCTCGTCGGCGTCTGCTCCCACGGCGTGAACATGGATAGACGGCGTATTCATTCTCTGGTCATTGGTGACCTGGTGCAGGAACGTGGGCAGTTGGTTGATGGTAATGACCGGACGGCCATCAGCACGCCTTGCCTGCACTGCCCTTGCATCCCATTGGGCATCACCGCCAGAAAGGAAGGTCAGGTCTGTAACCGCAGCCGCACGCCACTCAGAGTCCGACGAACAGCAGGTCTCGTAGTTCTCCCGGGCCTCTTCAAGAATGTCCTCATCGGTCCTTGGTGCTGTTTCGCTGTCTTCGTCGTCAATCATTTGGGTTGCCTTGCCATCAATAGGACAGGCTCGTTTTGCAGTACAGCAAAGCCATGTTTGCCATACCACTTGAGCAATTGATCGTTTCCGATCCCGTCATCGAATGCCTGAACGCGAAGCAGCAATACCTGATGCAATTGGTCCGCCTCCTTGCACACCTGTGTCATGAGCGCAGTCGCATGGCCTTTGCGCTGGTTGCCGGACTGCACCGATAGAATCTCGGAGATACCGTCCTGCATGGTCTCCGGCAAGCCAGTGGGCTGGGCAATCCTGAGGCTCGCTGACTTGTGCTGTCGAAGCCCTGGATTCATGCCATCCACCCTGATGCGCCAGCGTATTCATGAGCGTGAGTGCGTACTCTCTTTTCTTTCTTGCCTGCCACCACGCCGGGGAATAGTTCGGT